ACATGGAAGGCGCAGAGAGGTAAACATGATGACTTAGTTATGGCTATGATGTATGCTTACTATGTTCTTGAAAATGATATCTGCGAGCAGTACTTTGAGATTCTTGAGAAGGATGATACAGGTAGGCCAAAGATTATTGAACCAATGGACTTTGGTGTAACCTTATTTGAAGATGCTACTTCAATCTACAACAATGCAGATATGAGTATTAGTCCAGATCTTAATCCTGTCTATTGGGGCATGAGTGATGGTACTGATCAAGAGATGGGTGATGATTATTATGACCTAATTGACGCTGGATTCACTCCACTATAGATTAAATAAGGTTATGGCTTCTAATACTAATAAACAGTCTTTCTTAAATAAGTCTCGTAAGGATAAGTTTATACTTGTTTTCTCTTTACCTGATGCAATGAAAAAGATTGATAGTGAGCTACGTACTTCATATAATGTAAATGAAGATGCTATGCAGTTCTCAGTATTCGGGTCTATTGTACCTGAGCTTATTGTACCAGCTATTCAGATTGGTTATAGTGGCTCTAACCTTTACAACTCAGCACATGCACGTGAGCCTTACCCACCAGTAACAGTAGATTTTACTATTGATAATGAGTTCAACAACTACTGGGCAATGTATAATTGGTTGAATCTTATGCATGATGAGAAAGAAGGTCTTTATGATGCAAGCGGTCTTGCAAGAGATGAGTTCTTCAAAAGTTATCAAACCGACCTCACACTATATGGATTAGACGAGTTTGATAACAGACGCATTCAGTGGACGTATACTAAGGCGTTTCCAACCAATTTAGGTAGTATTGATTACAGTTATAGAGACGGGTCAGAGTCTGTAAGTTCAATGACTTTTGTATACTCACAATTACATACGAAGCTAATTAATCAATAAGCATAAAAATAGTGCACTAAACTATAGAATTATTTTCCTTTTTGATTAAATAATTTTATGGCTAAAAGGACTATAACATCCCCAGGCGTTGAGATTCGTGAGGTTGACCTCTCACTTCGCACCGCTAATACAGGGACTACAACATATTTAGCTGGATTTGCCTCTGAAGGACCAACAGATGAAGTTGTCGGGCTTAGTAACATTACTGAGTTTGAACAAATCTACGGTGCTCCAACAACTCCAGCCGAACGATACTTCTATCACTCAGCACGTGCTGCTCTTAACTCAACAGGAAAACTTCTTGTTAACCGTCTCCCGTATGGTGCAACCAACGGGCAAGGGTTCGGATCTAAGATCAGTGTTCTTGCTTATCCATCTGTAGTATGGGACAGGACAGAAGAAGAAATCTCTTCTACCTTCACAACAGATGAAGGGCAAACAACAACTTTGCTTGGGCGACCAACTCAGTTTGAGATAACTCAGCAACAATACATTGAACTTAAAAATGGTACATTGTTTGATTGGTCTGATGATACAACAGAAGATTTTACATCTATTGCATCGCTTTCAAGTGCTGCTGTTGTTGTTGTTAACAAAGCTATGACTACTATTGATAATCAGTTTAATGGTTATTACGTTGGTCTTGCTGACAATACTAACATCAACCCAGCATCTGCTTTTGAATCTATTACTGAAGCATTTACTGTCACACAATCTGCTGGTGATAATGGTACTGACAGCTTTACAACAATCCCTACTTCACGTTTTGGATTCTCACTTACAGCTACTCCTGAGTTTGGAGACAATCCAGCTGGTGGATCTATTTCACAGATTATGGAAGATGGTATTACTGATTACAATCTTGCTGAGCGTGAGTTTGATGATACATTGAACCTCGGTGTATTCAAACTTCGTCAGTCTACATTCTCTAAAGACGCTACACAGCTTGACTACCTTCTTGAAGAAGGTTATAATGGCTCTGTTGGGTACTACCGTCAGCGTAATGCTGAGAATGGTGGCGCTCCAGTTAACTTCTCTCTTGAGTCTGCTGAAGAACAATCTCGTAATATTGACGTTATCGTTAACCCATTCCTTTCTGATCAAGGTACTGGTGTACAGCTTAATTCAGATGGTACTCCAAAGAAGAAGATTCGTATTTATGGTGAGTCGCTTGCAACCAGTCTTGAGAATGGAGACATTACTCCAGCTGTAGCTGGTCTTCCAACTGACTTCTTTACTACTAACGGAGCACTTACAGCTGCTGATGCTGCCTTTGTGAAAGCTGACAAACTCGTACCTCTTGGTGCTTTTGGTGGTGTACAGCTTAAGGATAAGGAAATTGGAAGTATTCCAGCTAAGCTTGATCGTGCACTTGACCGTGTTCGTAATGATCGTAAGTTTGATATTGACATGATTGCTGAAGCTGGTCTTGGTACCATCCACACTTTCATGGAAACAGCTACTGACTCTCAAAAGACTCTCGGCTTTGATGATACAAAGACAACAGCTAAGATTGAAGCACTTCGTACTTCTGGTGATCTTGATACAGATGGTGAAGAGGCTCGCACAGCTTATATGAACGTCTTTGGTAAGTTTGCTACATTCGCTGGTCCTATTAAGGATGGTGGACGTGGTGATATTCTTTTCGTTGCTGATCCAATTCGCCAGCTTCTTGTAACTGGTAAGAATAGTAAGATTCAAAAGGATACAACAAAGAACTTCTACACAGACATCTACTGGGCACTTCGCCATCAGTTCTCTCTTGCTAATACATCCTATGCAACTGTGTTTGCTAACTGGATGAAGGTATATGATAACTACACTGGCCTTAATGTATATGTTCCATCTTCTGGCTTTGCTACAGCTAAGATGGCTTCTACAGATGCTCAGATCGGACCATGGGGTGCACCTGCTGGATTCAATCGTGGTATTGTTACTGATGCAGCTGATATTGCAATCAGTCCTAACCAACGTCAGCGTGATGATCTTTACTCTGTAAACCTCAACCCTATTGCCAACTTTGCTGATCAAGGTAATGTGTTCTTCGGACAGAAGACACTCCTTAAGAAGCCAAGCGCATTTGATCGTATTAACGTTCGTCGTACTTTCCTCTACCTTGAGAAGATTACGAAGAAGACAATGCAGTTCTTCCTCTTTGAGAACAACACATTGTTTACACGTACAAGAGTTAACAACACCCTTACACCGTTCTTTGAGCGTGTTAAGAATGCTGACGGCTTGTATGACTTTATGATCGTTTGTGATGAGCGTAACAACACTGGTGAAGTAATTGACCAGAATGAGCTCGTTGTTGACATCTATTTGAAGCCAGTTCGTACAGCTGAATTTATTCTCGTCAACTTTTATGCTACGCGTACCGATACAAACTTCGAAGAACTTCTCGGAAGCTAATAGTCCATATAGTTAAAGAACAGGGAGGGGGTCGAAAGACCTCCTCTTTTTTTGTCGATAAATAACTGTATTAGACTAAATAATAATATGAAATCGAAATTGTGTGAATCAAGCCTTATTGCAGAGATGTATGCAACTATCAATCCTGACATGGTAGCTGATATGGTAGCTGTTGGAACAGGGTGCTCAGCTGAGCAAGATACACATGATCAAGAGAGTCAAGATGCTCCTGATGAGTCAGAGATGCATATGGCAAAGGCAGACCTTCATAAGCTTGCTGAATATTCTGTTAAGCTTAGTGAACTACTTGATGGTGTTGAAGCACTTGAAGGTTGGACAGCTTCAAAGATTACTAAAGCAGCTGATTATATCTCTTCTGTCTATCATTGGCTTGATTATGAGCAGAATGGTAAAATGGAAGTAGATGGTACAGATTGTATGCCTCCTGCTATTAGTGTGCATCCAGCCGAAGATAATAGTTGACAAGGTTAATAAGATTACCAGTTGGTAATTAATTTATATTATAACATAATTTATTAGCCTAACTCATAGGTTAAGACATAAATAATGATATGCCGGTCAATCAAAACATCCAAAACTTTTATCGTACAGCTGCTGATAGAGACTTCTCGCGTGATTTCCTCTTCCGTATTACACAGCTTCAACTTCAAGGTGTTCCAGCTCTAGAAGAAGGTGAGCTTGTTTATGTTAAAGGAGCCTCTCTACCAGGTCGTAACATTACAAACGTAGCTGTACCTTATATGGGGCTTACATTAAATGTTCCAGGAACTGCTACATATCCTGGCTCTGACTCCTATGCACTTAAGTTCTATCTAGATGCAGAC